AGATGAATCCAACTGCCCTCATAAGATGTTAAAGCCGTATCATATTTCCTACCTATATATACTGTTCCTTCACTATCATCTCCACATAACAATTTGATTTTATCATCAGTAGCACCATAAGTTCCAAATCGCCATTCAATGTCATTGCTAAATTCTCCTTTATGTGCAATGGTAAAATCAGTTGCATCGTCCATCTTTACCCAAGCAGATATGCTGAAAGCAGAATCAGTTGAGCCATCACCAAAAGAGAAATCATCAGAATCTGCTATCTCCACATAATCATCCGTACCATCGAAGGCAAGTGAATAGTTGTTTTCTAACGCACCTTTCCCAAGAACTGAAACTAATCGAGATGGAAACATTAGTCTTTAATGACGCCTATTTGTAAACGCAAACCAGCCGCTGTCCATGTAGCAGTAGAACCTCTGTTCACTGCTGATACATAAATGCTTTGAGATCCTGCTACCGCTTTTAATACCAATCCAATGTTTTCTTTATGTCCATACTGCCATGCAATCCCATCAAAATAAGTTGATATATTTACAACACCTAATATTGCATCTGGAATTACACCATCAGCCGCATCTATCGCTGTACCACCAGCAGCAGTTGCATCAAGAAGTCCAGTTGTATCCATGAACACAATATCAATGGATTGCCCATTGTCATCATCATCAAGTACACCGATTGAATGCACTAATGATCTTCCGCCTGGTACTGATACTATATTTGGTAATTCATCTGCCTGGAATATCACATCTCCTGCGACACACTCCGCTGTGGTTGTGGATGGTGTTAATGTTATCACATCCACATCCATCTTACCGAGCCGTTCGACAACGCCAAACTGTCTAATTTTAGTTTCTGCCATTTTGTTTCTCCTTTACCGATGCCTTGCCGAGCATGACAACTCTCATGGGCATCTTGGTTAATTAATTATTCTTCTTTTTTCTTAGCCTTCGGTTTTGGCTTCGGCTTCTTTATCTCACTGCCATCCGCATTGCATTCCTGGAATCTGTCTTTCAATGAATCCAGGTCATGGTTTGACGGATCATATTTGATCACCATTCCGTTTGACTTTTTAAAATATTTATCCATTTTTAATCCTTTAGACGGGCGGGAAACAAATCCCGCCCATCATCAGTTAATCAATTAAGATTATGAAACGTCCGTCAAAATATAGCACCCGAAGGTATCTTTTATTTCGATTTCGCCCCAGAAACCGGTCGCAACATAATTAGTCGCTCTCAGCATTTCGTCTCTTTCGTCTCTGATCCGGAACAAACCTTCTGCTCCTACACCAAGACCGATCGCACCTTTTGACATCGCAAATCCAGCTGCATCTCCGCCAGAACCGACATCCTCATTAATCTGGTCTGACCAGTAGACATTGAATCCAGCTATAGATCCAACCCAACCAGCCATTGCATCTTCACCTTTATTTCCCAGAAGAGACATTGGTTTTGAATTTGAACCAGTTACAGCCTCATCGTGAAGCAAACCAAGCAATCCTTTTGGTCCCCAGACTTGACGAGGTGAAAGAACCAGCGAATATGGAAATGGTGCTGAAGCTGCTCTGAGTAATCTCATTGCCATTTGTTGTAGTAAGTTTTTTATCTTACATCTTGCCATTTCTAACAAGTATCGGCATACCTTTTCAACTCGTTTGAGTTGTTGGAGTCTCGTGGAAGAATTATATTCTCTTGCGAGGTTCATCTTCTATGCTCTGCCCATGACAGTATTATTACATACTGCCTTCTGTTCGGATTGCCTTGCCATTTCTGGTTTAGGTTTCCCGCTTAATACTCCAATAATAATCAGCATAATCACTTATGCAGACGGCACTTCCATACCAAATGTGTGACTGAGAGCTAAAGCCGTCCCGGCTGCTGACTGTGTTTGACTAAAGCCAGTGCCGAGAGCCGTAAGGTCCGCATCGAGCTTCGCTGCCACGGCATTTCCGAGAGCGGCTCCGCCTTCACTGGCAATATCATCGCCTGATCCCATCTGAACCAGATCGCTTACTGTTGCTGCGATAACGTGTTCTGATACTGTTGCAGTTCTTGCTGTTGATGTGAGTGCCACTGCCGTTGTCGTTGTTGCTTCAGTCGCTGCTGTCACATTACTTGAAGTTAATTTTGTCCAATCACCAAATTGGACTGAGTTTGATCCTTTCGCTGCCTGTTTTACAGTCACGATTGGATACATCACGTTGGTCTGGTTAAATGCTATAACAGCATCGCCGACAGTTTTGCCGACACCGCCCGCCATCGTGGAGGTATTAGTTAAAGCCATTGCTTAAACTCCTTTTAATAAGAATTAAAAAATTAGTCATACGATTTCTTCATAGTTCCAGGACCGAATCCTCCGAACACTCTGATCTTATTCAATGGCTTACCTTTCTGTAATCTCTCACCACGCTCCTCGTGGATGTCGAGATAGTCATTATAACTGACACTTGAGCCTTTATATGAACATTCAATGTCTGCTCCGCCGTCAACTTTCTTATGACGGAGGTCATTGTCTGGGTCAAGTTTATTTTTTAATAAGTCAGTCGCCATATCCTATTTTAATCTTACCTGATGTTTGCGGATCATTGGCTTTCTTGTATCCTTTCGGATCAAGCGTTGCCCACTCCTCAAAAGAAGCATAACCGCCGGTTGATGTCGGTTTGGAATTGTCCACCGTAGCCGGTGAAGGTTTCGTGTTGACTTTTGAAACATGAACTTCCAGCTTTTCAAGAGGAAGTCCATCATAGATCGCACGGTCATCTTCAGGCAACTGAGATAATAACGACTCACGCCGGGATGCCTGGTATTCATCAAAAGCATTCGCCTTGTTCTCGGCAACTTCAAGCTTGGATGTCATATCAGCCATGATCTTATCATATTCGCCTTTTGATTCCATTTCTTTCAGTTTCCGATTCTCTGATTGTTGTTTCGCTTCCTTACGGAGTGAATCCAACTCGACTTTTAATGTGTTCTTTTCGTCAACCATTTCGCTGAACCGTGCGTATGGTACTTGATTGACGGACTGCTTTTCTTCACTTGCAGTTGAAGCGGTGTCCTGTTTTACGTCCTGGACTTCGACTGTTTGCTGTTCGCTCATTTTAACCTCTTTGTTTTGAGTAAGAAATTCATTTGCCGATGTTTATGTTTATCACAATATCATCTCTTGACCACTTGCTGATATTCTTGTCGAACTGTTTTCCAATTCGTTTATTCACTCTTTCCGTTATCGGCTTTAAAACTTTTGTATTATCAAGCATATCCCATCCACGTTTGATGTTGCCTTTCATCTTTTCAATATTATATCTCAACATCCCAAGTGATACCTGATTCTTTGATACCTTCTCACGCCGTAGATCATCCAGCATCTTCCCGGTTAATGTGAGATCAGGCTTTGTTGATGTGGATGCCTGTGGAACTCCTCTTGGTGCGGCACTCCTCTCCTTCTTCAAGTTGGCATATTCTGGATTGTAACTTCCGCCTAATACCTTACTTCCACGAACAAGACGGCGGACTTCATTAGCGATAAAGTCACCAATATCTGACCATGTATTAAGTGGAATATCCACGATCCTTTCTGCGTTTAATGGTTTAGGCATTTGCCATCTGTTCCTTAATTGCTGAACCTTTATACTGTTCTTTTGATAAGAATCTTTGTGCTTGATGTCGGCAGTTAAAATGTGTTCCGTTTATAAATGCACCTGGAAACACTGATTCAAACTCTGCCTGAGTCATTGGTCCGAGTCCCATAAGTTCAAGACATTCTCCACTTGTTCTTTCATCAACCGGACCTTCCCAGATGTACAGTGTATCTGTTGGAGAATTGTTTGCCATTTCGTTTGTCACACTTCTGGAGAATCTTCTGAGGTTCTCATTCACTAATGCGTTCGCCTGATGTGGCTGGAATCCGATACGTTCCAGTCTTAATGCAAATGCTTCTTCACTCAATCCACCTATAACACTCTGAACCATAGTGGACTTGATAGTGTTACCGGCTTCGATCAGTTTTGATTTAACCAGGAAGCTGTCAGTTGTCATAAGACTGCGGATCATTTCTTCACTGATATCTGCAAAGGCATCCATCTTTTTTAATTCCTGTAAATATCCTGACATCACTGCTTCCAGTTCACCGTTCAGCTTGAACTCAACCATTACAAGATGTTCAATATCAATATCCGTTAGTTCTCTGATGATACGTTCACGACTCGCACCGGAATCTTGAAGTTTTCCGTACAATACAGAGAAATGATCCTGTACCTTACTCCAGGCATCTCCGAATTTCTGTGGATCAAATGATGCCATTATGCTTGTAGAATGTCAAGTAAAGGTGTTGTGGTTGGTGGAACTGGTGCTTCTGCCGGTGCTTCTGCGATCTTCTCTTCTTCCAGTTCGCCCATCTTTGATTTCAATTCTGCATCACTCATATCAGGATTGAACTTTAATAATAATTCTTTGCGTGTGATCAGGTTATGTCTTAACTGGAATTCGATCCATGCCATCTCATCACTTACCGACTTCGGAAATCCTGCTTCCGCATAATCAATCGCAAGAGTTTCAGGCAAAGACTTGCCAGTGTGTGTTTGATATATAATATTATCAATTTCATATCGACTCTGCTCCCATTCTCTCCACAGCGGAATGTCTGACTCACGGACCTCCAGGTTCTCCATTGACATGATCTTCAACGCTTCGCCTGATGGTGGTGTGCCACCTTCTCCCCACCTGACCGCCAATGAATGATTCTGTGCAACTTGGTTGATCATCAGCTTGATGGATTCAAGATTGCCACGTATATCTGAGTTCGGACTTACATATTCAAACGATGAAGCCGGATCACTTAACAGGATGAGTTTATCAATACCTGATTCAATCGTATCC